TGCAGCTGCACCCTTCATAGTACGGTATAGATCCCGCAGATGCGGCGATACATATTCTTCTGGGTAGCCGCTAACAATTGCTTGGCGCACAGACTCCCGGTTTGCTACATCCGCTTTCTGCATGTTGATCTGTTGGATCTGGGCCTGGTTTGTCACACCTTGCTGTGCAGCCAGTGCTTGCGCAGCTGCTTGTTCGTTGACTTTGTACTGGTTGATCATCGTAGCGCCAGAGGCCGCAGGATTGAATGTCAACCCAACAGCTACATCGTAGGGCACTTCTTGCCCGCGTATAATAAAGTTGCCTTTGTCGTTCAAAGTCGAACCTGGGAACATACTGTTGACACGCTCCATACCAACTTTGGAATCTGAGTACGCTTGCATAGCGCCAACATCGCTTCGCTGGCTCATACCGTAGTGCTGTTCCAAGCGCTCAGCGTTGCGCCAATCACCGTTGCGGCGTAAGTTCATAGCTTCTGTAGCTACTAGCCCAGCGCGAATACCTGACTGCACTTTAGACTGCAGTGTTGCACTGCCCTCCGGTAGTGTAAACTCAGGTGACTCAAGCATCACCTGCCATTTAGGTTTGCCTTGGGCTTTGGCTGCAGCGGATAGGATGTCGCTGGCCTGACTAATAAAGCGGCTGGCTTCTACCGTCTCTGCTTTTTCTTTGTAGTCATCCAGCGCATAGCCCTGTGTCTGCTCTTTGTAAGCCTGATCGCGCTCTTGATACATCATGTCACGATCTTCCTTGGCCTGCTTGCGCCAATAGGTTTCGTCTTCTTTGTTGAGCTTGTCGCCCAGCATCATACCTTCGGCCAAAGCCATGAAATTTACGCCTGCCATATCGTTCCTTATGAGGGCCAGTTGTTAGGGTTCTGAGGCGTTGTCGCCTTCACTTCGTTTGCGTCTAGGTGGTCGGCATAACCGACTTCAAATTTGTCTAAGTCCACACGGACTACACCACCCTCACCACCGATCACGTCAAATACAACAGACCCTCGGCGCACGCGATCAACAGGACCATTAAAGTTCTGGTTTGCCCCGTCCCGGTACAGATCTTGGTCATCCGTGTACGGACCAGCGGAAGTGTTGCGTAGATCGCTTTCACCTATTAGATCGGATGGGGGCATAGTTTCATTGGCGCTTATGTTGGTGGCCAGGCTCCCGCTCTCAGGACCGTACATTGGGGATCCGTAGTTGCTTTGATAGGATGTCTCGGGGCCGTACATTGTAGCACCGTTATTGCTTTGGTATGTCGTCTCTTCCTGGAACATATAACCCGCTTGCGCTCGTGCATTAGGGTTCTCCGGCGATAGGTCTGGGCGTATCATAGCCAAGCCAACACCCTTAAGGGCGGAGTTCAAACTCTGCTCATGCCCTGCACCAATGCTGGCCAAGCCTGCACCAGCGGATTTAATCAAGCCAGAAGCGTCACCTGTTAGCTTACGGCCTAGCGCTGCGGCCTGCTTGCGACGCTCCCAGTTCAAGTCCGTACGGGCTTGATACTCGGCAAACGCAATGTTGCGACCCAGTGTGCGGGCTGCAGATACAGCAAACGAACGCATTAGGTAAATGTCCTGCAGCGCCTTCTGGGTGGCGCTGGTGCAGTAGCGGTTCATGTTGCATTTGACCTCGTGGATCTTGGCGGCAAAACCGCCAAGCACCGTGGAAACAAGTCGTCCTGCGTAGCGACGACCCATGACCTCGACATCCTCGACGGGTTCAGCAACAGTGAACTCATTTTTGAACTGTTGTTCCGCCGCCCAGAACATAGATTGCTGGCCTTGAATAGCCTCAGCAATAGCCTGTGCCCGCTTAGCTAGCTCGTGCTGCTTGCGGTAGTTGTCGATCAGATCCTGGCCGCTTCGGTACGCTTCGTAAACCAGCTGCGCGGATTTAAGCACCGCGTTGGTTAACGCAGCCGAAGTTCGCAGGTTTTCTGCTGTTGAATATGCGCCATTAGATATGCAACTCATCAGTACCCCACCGCTCCAGAGTATCGACGTGGCTCATCTACGGAATCGGGCAACGGCCTTGATTCTATAATAGCGTTTGTATATGTTTGTTTGTAAGACTGATCCTCAAGCCAGTCGCGTGTCGGATCAAACTGCGTCTGCAGAGGACCACCAGATAGGACGTTGCGATCTTCCCGAACAGTATGGGTGGTTGCGTTCTGCATAACCTGGGGTGAGTAGCCATACTCCCATTGCGGTTTGATTGCGTTCTTGGTCATGGCGAACCCGACCAATTGCGCAGCGGAATGGACACTGTTCATAATCGCGTTGCCAACGTTGCTGGCAATGGTGCCCGCCGCTTGACTGTATCCAGCACCCGATCCGAACTTACTCTGCCCCAAAGCCAGCACATCAAGCTGCCGCTTAAAGCGCACATCGTTGAGCGCCTGTGAACGATTCTCTGCCTGACGCATGGCAAAGTTTCCAACGTCCGCTTCGTTGCGGCGCATCAGTGCAGACCAGCGCCCATCATCACATTTGCTTGGGGACATGCACAAAGCGCGTGAGGCCTTGAGCCATGCGTCGCGTCCGTAGGTGTTAGCCTCGACGCTGTACTGCGTCCAGCCGGGGGCTAGCGCGTACTCCGGTGTTGTCTTGGGAATCGCCATGGCAGCAGCCACAAGCGCAGCCTCAGCAGGATAGAAACTGGCAGCATGACCGTGTGCGGCCTCTGCCAACGCCACCTGACGGTTGGCAATCTCTTCCTTCATGTCGTTGATCTGCTTGGCCACGTTCCGTCGCCATGTGGCGAGGGCTACACTAATAGCCAGCTCAGCAACGCCGCGACCCAGCACTGCTAAGCTAGCAGACTGAGCAGCACTAATGTACGCGGAATCCCCGACGCAGACTTGTGGCATTACATGTCGATTCTATGCACGCGGGACAGCACGCCCGGTTCGTGTTCGAGTGCTTCATAGGCCAGGTAGCCCATATTAAAAGCTGTTGCGATATTGGTACAGTACGCAATCAGCTTGTCGCGGTCGCCTCTCATATCAAGGATCATGGCGCTCTCGCGTGAGTCCGTCCATTTCTTGCCGATGGTGAGAAGCGCAGCGCTGACAATCTTGTTGTCGGCGTCAGTCTCGACAACCATCTTTGTGCTGCCACCCGTCCATGCGATCAGGAAACCTTCGAGGTCAAGCCCAATGCCTAGGGCCTTGATCCCTTCGTAAAGCCACCTGCCCAGCACTGGCATCTCAGCTTCGTTTTGTGGGGGTTGAACGATCTTAATCATGCGGATAGCTCTTTGTAACTGGTGGCGACACTAACAAGGCGAACCTTTGCTGTACCTATAAGGGTAATTTGAAACCGGTAGCCAGAACCCCACGCCGGAAGGACGAAATCTTGGGGCTTTGTAACCGGTCGGCTTTCAATGATTCTATCATCAACGCGCATTACGAACTGCTCTGGTCCACGGCTCAAGTGCATGTACGCGGCGCGGAAGTTTTTTACCGTCCCCGACACGATCTCAGGCGACACCCACTTATGGGGGCGCAGGTCAGAGCCAGCGTTCCAGCGCAGGAGCTGGGTGTCTTTGAGCATGTAGAGTTCACCGTCGCCACCCGTAAGTGCGTAGGTCACGCGGTCCGACAGCCAGGAGTGTGAGTCTGCTTGCCAGCCGTTGTTCTCTAGGCCTGACAGCTGCATAACTGCGGATCGGCGCTCACCAAAGAGGTACAGGTAACTGTTGTGGTACACCGGAAACACTTTGTTCGGTGGGTATTGATGCCAGTCTTCGGGAGCATACAGCGCCCAAGTCAGGAGCTTAGGTGTCTTGTTGCCAGACAACACCACGAAGCCATCCTTGGCCGCGTAGCCTGCGCCGTGAGGCATGGATACCATGGTCGTGTTTACCATGGGGAACGCCTCTTGATGCACGATCACATTGCGACAGCCTGCAGTTTTGCAGTCCGCTGATCCTTGGATCACCGCTGGTCTGCCCAAGGTAGCCACGTAAATCGTGTCACCACTTTCCGTGATCGCTTTTATCGTGTCGTCTACGTCGAGGAAGTACGGCCAATCGTCCATGTTGTTTGCATGACTAAAGTACACCCGCCGCCCGTCGAATCCTGCCAAACAGTTCATACTGGCGACGCGGCAGATACCTTTGAGTGTAGCCGGAGGAGGGCGCACAAAGTCTTCTTCAACAGCGTCGTCGAGACTCTCGAACGGCACGTTGAATGTGTAGGACACGTCACTAATCGGCACGTCAGCGATGATGAGACTGGACGTGTCCAGTGTGTTCATCGCTTCTTTACCTGACTCGTGGCCAGATACCGCTACCGACAGGCGCACATGCGTGACCTGCCAAGACGGATCGGGAATAGCCCAACCGGACAGGATAACCGGTGTGCCTTCATTGAACGACAGGAGATCGCCAGCGGGTGACGGCTGACCGACCTTGCCGCGTGCGTTCACGTATTGGTAGGTGAACGTAGTGCTCAGCAGATCTTTGCTTGGTGTTGCGTTTGTTGCGATTGATGACAGCTTGAACTCTGGGCACGGCACCCCAAGACGTGAGTACACAGGCTCGCAGTCTTCTCCAACAGTGCCGACTTCTGGGTAATCGTTGCGGCCTGTCACGTAGAAGTCGTTGCACAGGATAGGTCCATCAGTGACATCGACGCACGCATCGAACGGCAACCAGCAGCATCCAACGCGATGCACGCGTATAGTTCCAACAGGAACTGTTGCAATAGCACGAGGCTCACGCCAAGAGTCTAGCTCACCCGAGTGAAACTTGCAGTCCGTAGCCTCCGCGCTACCATGGGTAGGGATGAGGTGATCGGCCAAGCGCGGTGTGCTGGCCTGGAAAAAATTAAAATGAAACCCTGCCATTATGGGATTCCTGCTGCGTCAACCCGTGTTTTCAATGTGTCGTGCGCTGCTTGCAACGCAGTCAAGTTTGTTTGCAGCAACGCAACCGTATTGGTCAAAGCATTGATGTTTGAGTCTTGGGTGGCTTGTTGCGCATTGAATGTGGCGACTAAGCCTGCCGCGTCAAGCGTGATAGCGAGTGAGCCGTCCGTGTTTTTCACAAACGTCATCGCAATACCATTGTTGGTTAGCGACGGAGGATTGACAGTATGTATCGGCGGCCACCAGCTAGGAAGCTGCTGAACCAAACCGTTGTCAATGATGAACCCGCCTGTGATGTGGTCGAGGCCGCTGGGTGTAGCACCGTCGATCCCTGCTTCACCAGCAGGTATTGTGATGTTGAGTATGGCCGCATTGTTGGTACCTACGTTTACTACACTAGCAAGTGTGCCTGGCTGACCTGTCGATACAGTTCCGATGGTGATAGTGCCTGCTGCCCCCGCTTCACCTTGGGGGCCGTCAAGCCCAGCACTGCCTGACCCAGTGCCGTTACCGCTGGACGGGCAGCAAGGATCGGGGGTGTATAGGAATGGATCACCGGATTCGATATGAGAGATACACCCGGACGCGTTTGTGTGTATGGTTGCATTTGTATAAACCTGATTCGTTGGCAACCCGCACGTCGGCGTAGGCACAGACGTGATCGGTGGCGTAACCACGGGAACGGTTGTGTCGCATACAGGGTCCGTGCAGATTGGGTTTGCCATATTATTTTGGGTTCTCTAAAAGGTCTTCTTGGCGCATGACCACACCAAGCATCTCAAAGAATAACTTGTAGTGGATGGCCGAAGTGCTGTCCGCGCTACCAGCGTGGCGATCACCTGACAACATGCGTGCCAAAGTGTAGTGCCAAGCAGCGGTGTGAATAAAGCCAGACTCGTCGATCTCAGTGGTGATGGTGGACGCCTCAGTAGCTCCTCCTGCCTTGGTCACGCACTTGACCAGGACGTACACGTCCTCGTCGCAGGGCACGGGCGGCTCAACCGTAAACCGTCCGTTCATCTGTGTGTCGATAGTGGTGGCAAGCATGATGTAATTTGCCGTAGCTGACGTAGATGTTACGCAGCTTGGCTTGCGCCATTTGTTCTTGATCTTCTTGGATGTTGTGGACAACTGCTTGATGATGTTGCCTTTGTCGTCTATCTGATCGACGATGCCCAGCACATGCGAGCAACACTGCCGTGCGTCTTGGTGCTTACCTGCACGCAGCTTGACTTTTACCAAGTCGATGAAGTCTTCACCTCGATGCTTTGCTACCAAACTCATAGCTGCGTTGTAAGCAGCCACATAATCCCGAAGCGGATAGCGGTGGAACTCACGCCCAGGTTCCGCGTCGTTAAGCGCGGAGGCAACAGTGATGAGCCAGCTGTGTAGAAGCATTACCATATCCTCGCTTGTGCATAGCCGCTGTTCAAACGACCACGCGTACCGTGGAACAAAGCCGGTGTCTGTTGGCCTTTGTCCAGGGTAGTGAATTTTGTAGCGTCGCGCTTAGCGAGCAAGGCCGCACGCTCGAAGTCTTGCTCAGAGCTTTGGGCCTGCATCAATGCGCGATCCTTGTAGTAGTGCGCCCGCACGTAGCGACGACGCGCTTCGGCTGTGATCACCGCACGGAACTGTTCGTACAACAGCACGTCGTACTGGCATGCGTCCTCAGTAGGCACAGCCACAACCAAGATCGTGATTACCTGGCCCGCATTGCGGCACAAGCAGCCTTGATCGGACGTGATATGCACACCGTTCTGGCGGAGATCAAACTCAACGCCAGTGTTGGTGCGACCCATAAACCCAGAGCAGGGTGCGCAGCCTGTGCGCTCTTGCTTGACACCGACCACGGCAGCAATGCGCTCGCCGGGTAGGGCTGTGACAGGGTAGAAGGTTTCGTCTTTCTGCAAGACGAAGGAAACCTCGCGCTGTAGCGCCCAAGACTTACGTGCGAAATCAATCGCTGCTTCCCGTATTTTGTCGGCGCAAATATCGTCGTCTGGATCCTCAAGTCCTTCCTGCATATTAGGCAGGAAACGCGCCCAGTCATACGTATCCGAAGACACAACCATTGGGACACCGACACAGGCGGCAGCTGCCGTAGCGGGTGTGGTTGTCGGAGGACATGCTTGGGGCTGCGGCAAACCGCAGACAGGGAAATTCCAATCGACGATTAGCCAATTGACGGGGCTATAACGAAGACCTTGGGTTGATGCCATAGCGCGAGGTTATTTAGCCTAAGTCTGTCTCTGCAGCTTGCAGCTCTTTGACCAACTTCTCAGCTGCCTTGGCTTCTGCCTTGGACACAGGCTTAGCTTCAACTTTAACTGCGGTAGCCTGCTCTGCTTCTTTAGCTTCAAGCACAGCGAGCTTGGCTTTAGCGCGTGCCAACTCAGACTTCAATTGATCAGGATCATCAGTGCGGGTGCTGGTGCTACCATCGTCGATAACACGGCGAGCGTCTTCGCCCACTGAGAAAAAGCGTACCGCAGCGCCCATGTCTGCAGGAATATGCAGCTCAAGGCCGTTGGTGCGGGAGGTAAATACTTTTGCCATTTTGGACTCCAAATAAATAACGGCGGTCACTTATGCAAGCGCCGCCGTTATTATACCGTAACGGGTGTTTTCCACCCTAGAGCTTAAGACTCTGCGCGGTTGATGATGTCGTAAGACACTGACGCAATCACGTCAAACTCACCGGAGATCACACCGCTTGTAGGCATTGTGACAACTTCCAACAAGATCTCGTCCGCTTCCAAGCTGAACTCACCGTTGGCATCGCGGCCAAAGATGTACTGCTCGGTTGCGCCAGCAGGTAATGCGCCGAACGCTGCGGTGATGTCGCCAACACCTTGCGTGCGGACTGGGCAACATGAGTCGCCAGCCACATCAACCTTCAAGCCAACAGCGGTGGGCAATTGCAAACCGTTACGGGTAACGAGTTTGAATGTCAAGCCTGGCTCTTCGGCCAACACCACGATACCGACGCCAGTGACGAACGAGTATGTAGGGATTGCGAAGATAGACAGTTGACCGCCGACACCCACGCTGTTCAAGTGAGCAACTTGTGCTGCGAGGGTTTCCACAGGGAAGCGTTGCTTCTGGAAGTGGAACTTCTCGTTCGCGCCCGTTGGGTTCTCGTGAGCAGTTGAGTTGTCAAAACGAACGCGGCAACCCAACTTGTCGTAGGTTGATTCCGCAGCCGGTGCGCAGCAGTCGCCTGCCGTGCGTGCGAATACGTCTGCCTTTGGCTTAGAGCCACGGAAGATTTGCAATGAGCTTGCGCTCTTATCAATACGTGCCATGATGTGTGTCCTTTCTTAGACTTTAGAGATGGCGACAGCGACACCGTGCGGGTTGAATACGTGGGTTTCCCACACGAACTCACCAACCAAGTAATCTTCAAATTTGCCTTCGTGCCACTTGTCGTTGATCACGTCAAACGCGTGCAACACTTGGCTTGGGTCGATCAACATGACAGGTGCCAATGTTCCGGCCGGACCATAGTTCTTGCCCAGGATACGGGTTGAGCTGATCACGTTCATGCCGTACAAGCTACCGATCAAACCAGTACGCATAGCGTTCTTGTCAGAGCAGCAGGTATCGAGATCTTTCATCAATGCCAAAGCGTAACGCTCCAACTTAGATGGGATCAAGATGGTAGGCATGCCACTGTCGCCAACACCAGCAATAGAACCTTGAGCGCAAACGATACCTGCTTCTTGTGCAACTTCGCGCAAGTTCAAGATCATTTCTTCAAAGCCTGCTTTGGTATTGCCGTTCAATGCAGCGTTGTCTTGCCAGCCCAGGTCGATGCTGTGTGACAGCTTACCCGCGCGGTGACCGACGTTATCCGCGTGAGCAGACGCCATGATTTTTGGGATAGAGTAGTTGTCAACCAAACGCACAACCGCTTTGTCCAGCTGCTTACGAACGTTGGTTTCCCACGCACCGAAGTTGCCGCACATAATGCGTTTGTCGTTGTTCGTGATCTTGATCTCGAACTTTTGGTTGTTACAAACAGTCAACGAACCTTCACCCGTGAGCGGACCGCTTGCGGTTTCAGGATGCTCGTTGTTGTCTGTGTCTTGGCTAAACAAGTTGAGGTCTTGCTCGACGCCGAAGATGACGCGTGAGCCGCAGAACAACTCGTCGTCGCTCAAGAAGTCAGAGCGTGCGATCTGAGGCGTGATAGCGCACTCGTGATACAGCTCGACCGTCTTTGCAACGATCTTTGGTGGGGCATACAATGAGCCGCGTACACTTTCGTAGCCTGCGGCAGCTTGGTTTTGAGACATAGCTTTTCCTTTATGGAGTTAAGTATTGGCTTCGATTTCTGCCATTAGCTTTGCAGCTGCGGCTTTCGACTCCGGGGTTTTGTTGCGGATCAGTTGCTTAAACTTACTCATCTTTTGACGATATTGTTGTTCGCTCATCTTCACCGCCGCAGTACGGGCTAACGCCGATTGCAGCACAGAACCACCAGCGCTTTTAGGATCAGCGGTTCGTGTATCTGCAGCAGGCGCTTTGCCAGTTCGGTAGGCAGAGATCAGACGGTTAGCAGCTCGTGCGTAACGGTCAATGTCCGCTGTTGTTGTCGCACCTAAAAAGTGCGTCAACGTCATATCGACTTCGGGATTTTCTTCGCAGTGTGCGTTGAACTCAGGGTCTAGGGCCAGAGCCTTGAGCTTACCGATTTCAGTGTTTGTGTCCGCCAGTATCTTGTTGCGATGGGCGTCCACTGTTTTCTTGTCGCGCTCCGCCAATGCACGAGCAACAATGGCGTCGTGGTCAACTGCGGCTGGCGCTGGGCGTGCAGCAAATTTGCTCATCGTCTTGCGCATGAGGGCAATCACGGATGGATCAATAGCCGCTTTGTCTTCGTCGCTGATCAGCTCGTCGATTTCAGCTTCAATGCTCTTGCGCTCGCGTGCTGTTGTAGCTTCGTCGAGCTGACGGCGTAAGTCCGCCATCTCAGCGTCTTTGGCTTCGCGTGCTGCTTGCAGCTCACGGCTTGAGGTTTCGTACAGACCTTTGAATGTGTCGGCGTCGCGCTGAGCAGGAGCCACACGGCCTTGCAGTGCTTGGAAATCAGCTTGCAAACGCTCGAACTCAGCCTTGTAATCTTTGGTGTCAGCTGCAGGAGTGTGTGTTGGTGCGGCTGCAGCCGGCGTATTTGTTGCGTCGTCAGCTACTTTATCTGTAGCAGCGTCGTCTTTTTTAATAGGGATGATCTCACCGTGCTCGTCGTATTGTAAACCGCGTCGTGCTAGTTTTTCGGAGGCGCGTTGTTGTGCAAAGGATTGCTGGGTCATATTTTTAAGGCGCTGTTTGTGGAGTGCAGATGCAGTCCTTTAGCGGCTTTCCGTGGTTGATATTGTCTTGAGAATATCTTCGATGCCTTCGGCCCTGCCGAGCAAACGGTTTAGCGCGGAGACATCGTAGACGCCACGAGCTTGACCACGAATCTTAGTCACCTCATCGGTGAACACTTGACGTAACAAATCCTGCAGCCTCTGTGACAGAGCTACATCTTTTTTCAGTTCGGCAAGTGCTTGAACCGGTGTCATTTTTTGCGGTTGGCCCCAGGACAAGTACCGCAAGGTACTGGCTTCATTGGTGCTTTGGCTGGTGCTGATGGTGTCTTAGAAAACATAGTATTACCTCGTGCCGTGATTATACACAAATGGTTATTTAGACTGTACTTTGTGCAGTGTCAAACCAGCTGAAAGTGCATAGTCCATAATCTCAGAGGGGGTGTGGTTTGTGTGCTCCATACCGAGGATTGTGGCTACCAGCTTAGCGCATTGCATTTTGTCCGGTAGTACGGATCGGCCAAAGAAAGCGGCAAGCGCTTCGACTTGGCTGTACTCCGTACCGACATAGCCAAGGGCTACTTCTTCTTTCGCTTTGGTCCACACGTTAAAGTCTGCGATCCAATAGAAGGTGCCAAGTTTTGAGAGCGGATAGATGCGCACTAGGGGCGTGACCGCCTCGATCACGAGGACTCGACCACCGACTACCCAGGCCGTGCCGACGTGGGAGTATTCCGATTGTGTGAAGAACCGGACGAGCTGGATTTTCACGTCGTACCAAGAACGCCACCCGCGATGCGACCAAGCCAGGAGATCCCCAGACTTGATCTTGTCGCGTGCAGATTCGTAGTTCAAACGTTAGGCCTTAGTTTGATATAGCACCAAAGGTTTTCCGTGTACCTGGCGTGCCACCTGTGACACATACATGCCCTATATTTCCGCCTGCTGTTGGAGCAGAGATGTAAACTGTATCGCCTGCGGTCCAAGTACCTACCGTGGGGGCTGCTGCTGCATTCACCGCTTCTTGCAACGAAGCGTAGTCTTTAACAGACAAGACATCTTCACCTTTAGACTGGAGTGTTCTGGGTACAGCTCCAGCACCAGGTTGGATAAACCCAACAAGTCCAGCGCCGGTGTTGAGCGCTAGCTCAGCGCGGAACGCAGAGCCTGCGTCCGTGCGTAAGGCCACACCGCCGGCGCCATTGCTGTTGGTGTTAGCAAAACTAGCAGCTGCGAGATCTGATTTTTGTAAAACGATTGTCATGGGTGGTCCTTAAGCTGGGAACGCGCGGAATAAAACTGTTACCCCATCGTTTGCGTAGATAGGCACAGTGCCTGTCAACGCAGCCGTAACGACAGCCGAAGACACGAGTGTAGGTGCAGGGTAGTTACCTGCTAATGCACCCGAAGCTGCACCTGTTGGTGGAAGGCTTGCAGGTAGGGCGACAGTGTTACCCTCGGAGATACTGAGGTTGTTACCCGCAAGTGTCAATGTCTGTGAGTCCGAGGATGGAGGGGCCACAAGTAAATGGTGTTGTCCGTCAGCGCCTAAAAGTTCAGTACTGCCATATACTGCAGCGGGGCCTGTAGGCAGTGCGGAGATAGCCTGTGGCAAACATTGGGTATGGAGAGTTGTCATGGTCGTTTCCTTAAATGGTAGATGCTGCCAAAAATAAATCGTCGAGTTGCGCAGTGTTTAGTCCTAATACTGCGCCTAATTGTGCAACCAAAGGCTGAGAGCGTCGCAGAGTGTTCGAGTATCCCCACTCAATGACAGCGGCTTGACCTTGCGCTCCGGTCATACCGGCGATGGCTGACTCAACATCGTCGAGCAACCCTGCCTGTAGCAAGACCAATCGTGCTTGGCGCATGGTAACTTGTACAGGTTTGGCGTTCTGTGCTGCCTGCGCATCGGCTTGGGCCAACAGCGCAACGACTTGAGTATCTGTCGCTGTCAAAATAGTAGCTCCAGAGGCGTTAAGCGCTGCCTCTACAGCCGGTGTACCTAACGCGACAAGCACGCCATTTTCGATAATATATTTCATGGTGTATCCTTATCGGTACGCAATGGTTAAAGCATTTGACACTCCGACCAGAAAACCTGTAGCCGTGCCTCCTCCGGCTGTCGTCCGTTGGACGCGGGCTCGGAACGTGATGACATCGCCTGCGGACACTGCGCGCGCAGCGGTGGATCCAGATAAATGCACCTCTCCGATACCGTCGATGGCGGACCAGTTAAGGTTGGTAAACAATCCTGTTAACGATGCTACAAAAACACCGTTAATAAAGAGATAGCCCACTGCGTCCGCGATGTATCGCGTTGCGGTGTTTGTATCTGCGATAAGGCTTCCGTGGGCTGATACGTCAATCACGCCCGCGCGGGGTGCTGTGAGGGACAACACTGTGGTCGTCCCGTTCAACACTATGTTTGAAGCGCTGGAAACCGTTGTGTAATATTTGTTGTCAACAATCTTCCACCCTAGCCCTGGAGCGTAGTGCAGTGTCTCCCCTAGGAGGTTGGTGCCCCACACGGATTGAGATGCTGTCGGTGCAGGGATCGACGTAACGTTATTAGACAAACCTGTTTGCGCTACGATGTTCTCCCGTGCGTACAAGTCAGCAGGGTTAACAATCAAGTTGTTCGCTGTACCCGCAATCGTCTCCGCAGGTGTGGCGAAGTTAGGTATCGCAGTAGCCGGTGGTAACACGATGCTTCCACCATTGGTTAGGCTGATGACGTTGCCTGCAATGCTGATTGTTTGGTCGTCACTGTCAGGCAGCGTAACGGTGTTACCCCCTGAAATACTTAGGTCTTGACCGGAAAGCGTCAATGTAGGTGCGGGTGCCGCAGGAAGAGCGATGGTGTTACCACCGGAAATGCTCAGGTTGTTACCGACAAGACTCAGCAATTGGTCGTCGCTGTCCGGTAGGAGCACACTGTTGCCGCCCGAGATACTGAGGGTCTGACCTGAAATGCTTAGTGTTTGGTCGTCGCTGTCCGGTAGGAGCACACTGTTGCCGCCCGAGATACTGAGAACCTGCCCTAAAACACTGAGCGTGGGGTACACTGCAGGTGCGGTAGCAACGGTTGTGCAGGACTGTATTTCATCCGGCGCGCACGTTGATTGATTGGATAGGTATCCTATTGCGGTGTCGCCACCATCATAGTAAGGAACCGTATGCCCGACACCAGCGGTCGGATAGATATATCCTACAGTGTCCCCGTTGCAATCCAGTACAGCCACTGTTGCAGCCGGATCTGTGTTGTCGCCCGTGCGGTACATATAACCGGTTTCCTGCGGACACCCGCCACACTCGCCGGAGTCCGTGCGTAAAGAAGCGCAGTATTCGACAGGGGGTATGACAGGTACGCACGCCACAACCGTCAAGTCGGGGAATACGCTTCCTGCGTCAGCACTGAACGTGCATGTTGCGGGGTTGTATGTCGCACCTGAGACAAGAGCTTTAACATCATTGACGAAAGCGGCGACACTGTTATATTGTGTTCCGCCCCATGTGAAGCATGCAGGCACTGGGCAGATACTGACCGTTGCTGTGTCTGGGGGAGGTGGGGGCGGGATGACAACAGGATCAGCACAGCAGCCACGCATTGTGTCGCTGGTGATTGTTGATGTGCTCTCGTAAACAATGACCTCGCCGGTGAATGGTGCAGCGCTAAAGTCGTACCCTGTGATCAGGGCACGTAAGCGAACGGCCTGTGGTGCGTCTAGTACGATGAATGGGTTGGCTGTGTTAACACGAACTGGTTGGCCTTCGCAGCACATGAGTGGCTGCCAAGATGTTTCGTTTGCAAGTCTATCCAACGGTACTTCGCAACACCCCGGTTGTAAAATGTCGCGCGTAGGAGAGCTAAGCTGCACCATTTCAAACGTTACTGTTGCACCGGGCGGCAAGCCCAATGCCGCAACCGTTACCTGCTTCTCAATCGTGAAGTTTACCAGCGATACGCCAGAGATAGACGAGGTGTTAAATAGAACTGTTGGTTTCATTGATGCGTCCGTGTGTTATGGTGTGCAGCAGCCGCGTTTATCGTCGCCCGGGATGGTTGAATCGCTTGGGTAAACAATGACTTCACCTGGGAATGGGCCGTCGCTAAAGTCGTAGTTCGTCAATAACGCGCGCAGGCGGACGTGCTGCGGAGAGTCGAGCAGGATATATGGGTTGTTGGATGTTACCTTGACCTTGCTGCCGTTGCAGCACATCAATGGTTGCCATGCGATTTCGGATGCAAACTGGACAGGGGGCATCTCACAAGAGCCGGGGCAGACGGGTTCGTAGCTTGGTGTGCTAAGCCGTACCATCTCGAAGGTGACTTCGGCACCCACCGGAATACCTAGTGCGGCTACTGTAACCTGCTTGTCAATGGTGAAATTTACCAGTGACACGCCAGTGATGGAAGATTCGTTGAATATTACGGTAGGCAGCATGGCAGTATTATAACCAAACAGGTATTAAGCGAATCTGCGCGTGCCCTTTTTGTCTATAATTAAGCATTGCATACGGGGATTGTGGTCGAACGATATGTGGACCCACCCTGTTTGTCCGCCAGACCAGAACTCAAGGATCAGCTGGTCGTACTTGATGCCTGATTTTCGGATTGCATTCACAATGTCTAGCGGTGTGCCGAATGCAGAGCACTTAAAGTCCACGGCCTTGCCTTCGCAGTGCTGGCTATTGGCGGATCCCCCTATGCCTTTATTGATTCGCACGGAGCGATAGGCGCTGGAAATGGTGATCGGGTTTCCGCCTAGCTCTTCACGCACCAGCTCCATGCCTGCAGCCGTGGTGCGCAGATTGGCTAATGCTACTAGATCAGGAGTGTTGTCGAGGTTACGACGATCCCCGTACTGCGACACTGTGAACTCGTCCAGGTCGAAGTGCGGGGATAGCTTAATCAATGTTCTCATCGCTCTGCAATTTGAGTGGCAAGAAACTCTTCTGGGTCCAAACCGTTATGCGCAAGTTTGAAATCGGCCAACTTGATCTTGTACTCTTTATTTTTAAAGTAGTATGTTACAAGCAGGCCGAGCGTACCAAACAATATGGTTGCCCAAAGACCGTAGACTGCGATAGGTAGATTGCTCATTCTGTCCGCTATGATGGTGGTGAGGCCACCCAGCACAGTACCGAATTTTGAAATCGTTACTACGAAGTCGTGGTTCATTTCGTATTGGGCTTTAATATGCTGATTGCGGCAGCAGCGTCTTGCTCGGATATAGCAGATGTGCTACGGCGCAAGTCCAACACACCAAGCAACGTCTGTGCCCAAGTACCGTAAATACCTGCGCCTGCCTGAACTACCTCCGTGAGAATGTTCGTTGGCTTCTCGATCTTCTGCTGGTTGCGTGCTTCTGCATTGGACAACGTGATGATGGCTGCCACCCGTGCGACAGGATCGTTAGATTCCCGTGCGATGCTGGCGATGTTATCAAGACGCTTGGACTCAGCGTTTGTGCGTGCGGTTTGCGCCGCCGTGTAATTGGCGTAGTCAGGTGAAGCACACCCGACCAACGCTAAGGCGATACCGAGCGCGAGGAGTGTGCGCTTCATGGTTTAGCCCTCAACCACCAGCGCTTTGCTGGGTTTGAAGCGGATAGTTGCTTTCGCCGGTACCTGCACGGGTTCGCCCGTTGATGGGTTGCGACAGGTGCGAGCAGCTGTAATTTTATGTGTGAAGCTGCCGAAGCCTGCCAACACAACTGAGTCGCCCGCTTGCACGGAATCGACGACAGCTGCCAGCACTGCGTTCAAAACGTCAGCTGATTGATCGAGGGTCAACTCTGGACGAGCTGTGCGGATGGCTTCTACTAATTTTGCGCGTGACATGTTGTGTCCTTTATGCTTTGGATTTGATTGACCAACCAGCGCCAACGATGGCGAGGATAGCGCCCACCACGGTATCAACCGCGCCAGGATCGAGATGGCCTTTGGCTGCCAAGTAACCACCTCCGAGGGTGAGTACGTGTCGGACCAAGCCGAGGATCATTGCTGTGTTCAACATGATGGACTCCTTAATTTAAAGGTTGCAGTATATCACAACTCAACAGACTTCAAGATCCACACGTCGTCGGTCAGGCTCAAATTTGTAATGTACTGGTAGGACATCCAGTGATGTCCGTTGTTACCCCATCCCTTTCCCCAGCTGTTGCGCACAAGGAACAATTGCTTTTCGTCGTCGTAGCCAACGATGGTCATAGCGTGTCCGCCAATTACCGAGGTCGTCAGGTCTGGGTCCGGCATGATGTTGTCCACCAGCTTGTCGTGGTTCTCGTACAGCGTTGAGCCGAACACAACAGGGTGTCCTTCTGCAAGCGCTGCTTTGATCACGCTTGACTTTGAGCTGTCAATCTTCTGGTACTCAACCGTCTGGCGTAGTAGTGCGTCTTTGTACACCGAAGCGGGCGGCTTCATAGTGAACTTGCTTGTAGTGTATGGGTATAGCTTCTCGTTGGCCGCGCCAAGTTTGGCCGTTACCTTCATAGCGTCAGTGATGTAGCATCCACTGTCTTGGTATTGCCAGCCACGTACCGCTCGGGCCTGGAAGTACAAAGCCAAACGCGATGGCATCACAGCTGCTTTACCGTTCTTCTTCTGCGCGGCGATGTGGGCTGCTGCTACCGCGTGGGCAACGCACGATCCTATGCTGCCTTGGTTCCAAACCTGGGGCAGTTTGTTGCGCAGATCTACCGACTGAGGTAGCGCTTGTGTTGCTTTTGGTGCAAACGCGTATGCTCTCGCGTCTGGCAGGGCAGGCATCCAGCCTAGTTTGCGCTTGCTCACAGTGTCTGCTCCAGTACGACGACGCCAGATTCCTTGTGTGTCACCAATAGCTTCTGTCCAGTAAACCCGGTCTTGATGGTTGTGGTGTAGCTCGATGTAACCGTCTTGCCTGGAGCGACGACCCGATCCGGTCTGTCGTTGGTACCGACACGCACGATGAACGTAGCGAACTTGGCGGTGTTGTTTGTGTACTGGGTTTTTATGGCTTTGGGTGCGAATACTCCACGCATAACACTCTTGGGTGGTGTCTCAATCCATGATACTTTTGCTATCAATCCAATAGCATCTGAGGCACCAGGACCGACCACTACAGCAGGTTTTATCTTTGCCCGCTCTTCGGCGTCGAACTGCTGGCCTGCTTCCCATTCTTTACGGAGTCTGTCTCGTTCCGCGATGTCGGCTGCGCGTGTCTCCTCAAACTCTTTGCGTTGCCGTTCACGCTCTAGTCGTGCCTCTTCGCGGACGCGCTCAAACTCTTTACGGTTGCGCTCGTTCTCCTCGCGTTGTTCAGCTTGTCGCTTCTCTCGAACGGCCTTAGGTTCTACCCCAAGCGCCAACGCCAAGTCTTCTGCGCTCACCCCAAGATTTGTTAGGGTTTGGAAAAGCGACTCGTGTGCGTCGTTGGTCTTAGCCTCTTGCTTGCTGATCTCACCGTCGAGGTCGGTGTCGAAAATAGGCATTACTGCCTCGATCACCTCTGCTGGCAGAGGGGCTATGTCGATGATGGGGCCAAACTCCATCTTGTGTTCTTTGGCTTCTAGTTTTTCGCTCATGATGTGTCCTTATGCGTGATGGAAGTGTAAACCGGCGAGCGATACATATCCGCCGCCGCCGTGTGCTCCGCCGTTCTGGGCCGCTACGTTACCTGCACTTGCGCCGTATAGCCGGATGAATGTGCCATTCTGTCCGCCGGAGGTATTGTTCTCAAACGTTACGAATCCTGTACTCGGGACGGTATTGTTGCCTGCGTGTCGGATAGTCACACCTGTGATCTGTCCGCTTGAGCGAGTTTTAACACCGGGTAAGAACCCAATGATTGTGCTATCGGGTACGGCGGCAGTGATGTTGATTCCGCCGTCGAGTACAACTGTTGGGCGTGGGTCTGACATCTCGACACGGATGTTGTACACCGCAGAGCCGTTGGAAATACCCGCGATGGCAGGCAATGCAGCGGTCATACCTGGGCCTGTTTGCCCTGCGGCAACCACTGCGCGCCAATCGCCTGACCCCTGTGCATGGTCGTTCTCTGCTACTGTAGTTGTAGCAAGGGATAGCCCTGGTTGGATGTATGATCCGTCTGCAAACTTAACGCGGGTTTTTCCGTTTCCTGATCCTGCTGGGCCAGAGAATACCTTGGCGATTAGAACAGCTGACGGGGGTACATGCTGGTTTCCCGTGCCGTAGTAGCTGATCACCCAATCGCCGTTGTTGGAGGTGTACCCACCTACGTTCGCAGGCGGTATAAAGTACAGTGCTTCCCAAAGACCTAGCGGCACATACGCGCGACCACCGATGTTGGTTACTACGCGGGTTACGTTGCTATTAGTGCATACTACAGGAATAGCTGCACCGGCTGCAGGTGGGTTTATCCAACTGTAAAGGTTTCCAAAGTTGGCGTAGCCATCGCTAATACCATACATGAGCGACGATGTAGGCCATGACACCATGACTCCGCTGGAGCCGCCGAGCAAACCATTCGCTGCTGCCCCAGCAAAGAATGCTGCTGTCGTGAAGCGACAGTATGCGGGCGCGTTTAATTGTATTGTTCCATTACGGCGAACTGCGTCAATAGTAGCATCGTTAGTCGATGTGTATCTTGCATCGCCCGCTTTGAGCGCGTACTGTACACCGCCCAAAAGAACTTGTATCGTGCCTTGTCCGCCTGTTGTTTGGCGGGAGGCTACAGGAAGCCAGTGGACAGGGGTAGTGACAACGCCGGAGTATCCTGCCACAACCCATTGTCCTTCTGTTCCGGTACCAGATTCTAAATTTGGTACAAAATACAATGTTTCATTGTCGTTTATATTGACAACTGTGGTGGACGCCGCTGTGATCGGGTCGTTGCCTCGTTGCATGCCGCCGAACCATTCGGGTTTTTCAGCCGCTGTCATCAATCGCCATGCTCTGTTGGCTGCGCCGTTTACTCCGCGTACAACCTGACCTACTGTGCGGTTGCTTACATCTCTATATCCAGCGCTGTTTACGTTAACTGTGGACCCACCATCAATCCAACGGATTGTGCCAGTGAAACCAAATGCTGTAGGTGTCGAGGTATTGCCGCCGGGTGAGAAAAAGTATCCCGAACCCATGACGCGTTGTTTCATCGCTGTCCAGTTGGCGATAGTCACGCCTGTGCCGCTACCAATTTGAGCGCCTAAGCCCAGTGTGTCGCCGTTGCCCAGTTGGTAAACCTGGTTGTCACCTTTGCTTGCGATCTTGATCCACTCGTCAGAGTTGGTGTATGGTCCGCTGTTTGTGGTGCCTGCTGTGTAAGGAACAATCAAAAAGTTTGCAGGTACTGACGCTTGGCCGGTACCGTAAACGTGACGGTAGTACAGAGATTCCCCGTTGTTCAGTAGGATACCGCCGGTATCTACAGCTGAACCTGCAACTGCTGGAACAACAGCGCGTGTGCCACCGCCAGCGACAGGAACCGCAAAAGCATCGGCGGGCATATCAATGCGGAAGTGACCGCCTGGTTCTGCTGGGTTGGTGCCATTGGTCATCACCTGGTAAAAACCTGCCCAGCGGATCTCGCCCGCAATAGAGATTTTGGTGTTGGCTTGTGAAGTCCAGCGATGCTGCAACGCTGCACGGCCACCTGTTTTTAAAATCCAAGGGTTCCATGTGGTGCCTGTTGCCGACGTGCGATAGTATTCACGGCCATCTTCCAAGAATACGCGCTGGATGACTGGGCCGCCGGAGAAGTCAGTGCCTTTTGCGTGGCGGCGTGTAGTCTCAAGGTTGACGTATACGGGGATAGCGGCAAAGCCCGTTCCTGTCAAACCAATAGTGGCGGACTGTTTGAACACGTTGCTAAAACCCGCTGCGTAGTCTTGGGGGTTTGGGTTTGTTGCGCGAATGTCGGGCACACTGAGCGCATTGCTCAAGCGAACCTTGCCGTTCAGGTCAACGCCGATGGCTGTCATGTTGGTATCGGTCACTCCTGCGTCACCCGAGGTGTGTTGCACGCTGTTGCGTGAGCGCAAGTCGTCAAGCGTAAAGCCTGAATCTCCCGCTGTTGCAGTGTCGATCTTGGTCTGACCGGTTCGTACAATGGGTTCTGACGAATCCGCTACCCCGTCGGGTACTTGACCGCTAGGGTCTGTACGCCAGAAGTCTGAGCCTGCCAAACCTACGTGCGTGCGCCATGTGGTGCCGTGCCATTCAAAAGCGGAGAAGCTGCCGGGGCCGATGCTGATGCCGTTCAGGAGAAAGGGTACCGTGCCTGCGTTGGCTACGGACACCGAGCGTCCGTTGCGTGGGTCTGTTGGTGCTGGTAGTGTGAGTGTTTGGCCTACTGTGGTCTGCGCTACACCGATGTCGCTGATAATATCGACTGTGGCTGCGGCCGTACCGATGACGCCTCCGGCTGCGAAGTTGCCAACGTTGACGCGCTCCCTTAATAAATAGCCATTTACTTCGATGCTCATGTTTTATCCTTTGATGCCAATGTTGAAAGTGTACCTCAAAGGGCTACACGTCGGTAGAAATCCTTGCAGATGCGACTGCAACAGGTACAAATATTGTAACGCTGTTGGTGCTTTCCGCTACAACACGGACTGCAATCTCTGCGCCTGTGGCCGTGTTGCGGACTTCTACTTCGCGCGCCGTAAAGCCCGCGTTATCAACGATCACGTTGTTGCCTGCAACCAAGGGCTGCACTACGCGGAATACGTCGTTCTGTTGGGTGACGATACCATTTACGCCGGATGTTAGCATGTTGTTTCCTAAAAACTAAATCGAGGGGCCTGTCGCCAAGCCCCTCTGTTTAAAACTTAGGCAGATGCCCAGTTCACAACCACATAGCCTGCGGTTGCTGCTGCAGCCACGACCAATGCAGAGGCTTCGACGACGCCTGCGACGGCTGGCACGGTGACTGGCACGATGCTGATGCTGTCGATGGAGCCGATAGCCCCCTTCGCTGAGTCGGTCACTCCTTCGTCAGCCAAGTCAAAGCTGTATGTGCCGCCTGCTGGTACGGTGAACGCGCGAGTAGCTGCTGCGCCAAGCGCTACAGTACCTGCTGTCAACGTAACGGTGCCGCGAACTACGTTGTTTGACACGTTGTAGATCGTTGCGCCTTGTTGTGGCTGCAAGTTGTTGAACACCATCGGCACGCCTGCGCCTGCAACGATGGTGCCTACTTGGGACTCAAGCTCTTTGGCTAAGTCTGGGGCGATTGGTGCTGAAAAGCTGCCGCTAGAGATTGCCATGGTTTTTCCTTTAAAAGGTTAAGGTAATACTGCGGCTGTCACATGGACATCCGTTCCTGTTGCATCAACCGTGAGAGTGGAGTAACCCAAAGTATCCCACGCATCTTGCCCGCTTACAGCAGACCAGCTCCAAGTTTGCGCAGGGTACAAACGTGTCTGGTTGCCAAAATCATCTTCTATTGTGGCCAGCTGCGTGCCTACGTTTGTCACAGTGATAGTCTGTACATGCACGGTGCCTGTTGCAGCTACGATGTCTTGGATTGATCGAGTTGAGGTAACTGACTCATGCCATATTTTAACTGGTCGATCAGCAATTACTGGTGGGCATGCCCCCACTTGACCTGGGCCAGGGTCTGCTACCGCTGCACCTGACTGATCACGCCACAGTGTTGATGCTAGTGTTGGCGGAGTCGTGCTTACATCGTAAAAACTGATGCGTTCGTATGTGAATCCGCCGGAGCAATACTCTTCGGATACGATGTCCAGCTTTTCGGCTGCGCAATCCACCAACAGCGCACGATCTCCGGCGTATACCGCGCCAGCGAGGGTGTATGTCTCAACGACTGGTGCTGTAGCCAGGGGTGCGGCTGTGTCCCATGCGGTAACGACGAGCACTTTGGTGCCGTCTGGTGCGCAGAGGGTGGCGTATTCGCGCTCGAACTCGCCTGTTGGCTTGCAGATTTTAACCATCTGCACCGCGCCTGGCGCTGGTACCGTGAGTACGGCTTTAGGCGCTACGACAGAGATTGGGGCGCCTAGGCAATCTTCACCAATGATGGGCGCTGGTGGATCTGGCTCACAAATCTTTACGTATGTGGCCATGTCGCACGGGGTTTGGTGTGCGTCTGCTAGAGCGGGGCCAGCTACTGCCGGTTGCGGAATTGCATTTAAATTTATGCAGCAGTCTGACATATTTTAGGCTCCGAATTGGGCGTAGGCGGCGTCTAGTAACGCTTGGTACTTTGTAATATCGCGGGATGGTACATCGAACTCAAGAGGCTGGTGCCAGCTCAATTGCTTCTTACCGTTGATAAGGCCGCCCGTAGTGAAGGTGTACTTCACGGTCTGGTCGTTGATACCTTTGATCGTGACGATGCCGGGCTCCGTAACTTTCGCCCAAAGGCGCAAGCCAAGATGGTATACCTCATCGCCTATTTTGGTGGCCTTGCCTGCTATAGTAGTCATGGCCGACATTATATCGCAGTAGGTATATAGATTATGTATGCTATAATTATGCTGGGCTAGTTCGGACTTAATTACTCCGAGCGAAAGCGGCGAGCTTCCCGCGCTGTTGCCCTACTATCATACCGGGTTGTGTTTAGGAAGAAACATTATGGGTAAAGCCGCTAATTTATCGGGTGTTGTTTTTGAGCGCCTAACTGCGCTTCGACGTGTGGAGCGGGTGTCTAACCATGCGCACTGGCTGTGTCTATGCGTATGTGGTTCTGAAAAAATTGTATCTGCTACAAACTTAAAGACGGGGCATACCCGCTCTTGTGGATGTATGCCTAGTAAACCTGCACCGCCTAGAGAAAATAAATCTACCGCTATGCCGGGGTACTCATCTTGGGCGGCTATGATTAACCGCTGTACAGACCCCAAACATGATAATTATGCGCACTATAGTAGTGCAGGTATTACTGTTTGCGCTGAGTGGCTTTCAGACTTTCAAGCTTTTATTTCTCATATAGGCCCTAAGCCTACAAGCAAGCATAGCGTTGACCGTATTGACAACGCCAAAGGCTACGAGCCTGGCAATGTGCGTTGGGCTACAAGCATTGAACAGGCAGCAAATAGAAAGAACACTGCTATGGTGGTGTATCAGGGTGTTAGCCAGCCGTTGTCTCTGCTGGCTCGTTCACATGGGCTATGCCCTATGCTAGTAAACAAACGGGTGGTCCGCCGTGGATGGTCTGTAGAAAAGGCACTAGGCCTTTCTACCTGATAGCTGTCTCCGCGCCACTTGGGCTAAGCACTGCTCCTTGCGGCATTCCTTGATTAGATCTGCCGTCCAGCTGCGGGATCTGACCCCCTGGCATCATAGATTGCGCAGGCATACCGGCGGCGGACGCAAGAGCGCTGTCTAGCAGCTCATCTTGCATACCTAGTTGTACGGCTGGAATACCTGCGGCCTCCAGCTCGCGGCGTACCGCGAATGTCTCGATCTCTTTAGGAATGGTTCCGCGATCCACGCCTGTCATAATCATACCCATTACTGCTTGACGAGAACGTGTAATCTCTTCTTCGGAAAGAAGACCAGACACCCCACGGATTTGCAGGTCAACGTCCATGCCCTCCGCAAAACCTTTTTCGTTTTCCATGAGATGATTGAACAGAGCTCTCCAGCTGTTCTCTAGCGCGGTGTCTTCCATCAATGCGGCTTCTTTGACGATGCGCATGGCGGACGACAGGCGCGCGCTGAACTCACCGAGGCTGGACTTACCGTAGTCGTTGCCGCTGTAGGCAAATGACGGGATGCCGCTGGCGCTGTCCGCCATTTTGATGATCGCGTTGATCTCAGCCATGATCAGGTGGTACTGTGCTGACACCGTGCGCATAGATCGCAGCGGATCGGGCGTTGCGCCACCAGTGTACATGTCAGCGATCTCATATTGCTGGCCTGGCGCGATGCTGATTGCGTCGCTTGGGTTCTTGAACACGGTGCTGTTTTTCATCAGCGGTGGCATTGTCGCCCACGCGATGTTGTTCTCGAACACCTGCATTAGCGTGTTGACCTGCTCCTCGTAATCCCTGATTACGTGGGGGATTCCGACAACATCATAGATACCTGTGCCGATAACTTGGAACGGGATGATGCTGTATGTGCGATCAAGGCCTCCGGGTGCCTTCTCTGCTTCACAGAGGATGGTCATACCGCCGCAGATGACGACATGAGCGTTAACCGTGTCGGTTGCATTGACGCCCTTGACGCCGATCTTCTCCAGATCCTGCCCGTTGAAGAAGCCTTCGTGGATACATAGGTCGATGTGCTCGTCTGGTTCCCAGTAGCCTGCGGATGTGTCTGGTTTGTAGTTGTCTGATAGCCACGCGCGGTCAGTCTCAGCGAATTTCGTGAGGATCTTCTCGATCACGTCCTTCTTGTAGCGTTTGTCCTTGGCCATGGCCACAAGCTGCGCCTTGGTGACGCGAGACAACTCGGTATTGCCGGTGCAGTCGTTGATATTCTCAGCGTCGTCGCTGGAATAGAAGTTTGCAGGATCCACGGAGCGGAACACAGGGCGCATCTCGAACGAACGCTTGGTGCCTTTGCCGGAATGGTTCAATACCTGCACGTTTTGCCATGACGGGAAGCGAGCAATCCCCATACCATACAGGAATTGGTTGTGTGTGATCTGGCTGTAGGCTTTTCGGAAGCCGCCTTGGATAATGTGGTCGCGCATCTTCGTAGTTGCACGCTTTGCGCCCTCGGTGGCTACACCAACCAGTCGCATTTGCTCTACAGCCTTGAGCTTTTGCGCTTCGCGCAGCATGAAATCCTTGACGACCTTCTCAACTTTGCCGTTGGCGTCCACGAGGGTGTCCCCCACCCCATTGCCGCGCTCCAAGACCCGTTTACGTAGGTCAGTCTCAATGGATTGACGTATTGTTTCACGGGAAAAGTCGTCGAGATCAGGTTCAGGGGTGGGGATACACGTAACAATGCGGTCCAAAGCGTTGACGGCAAGGGATGTTTTCCATGCGCGCGCGGCATTGACCTTCTCATTGGTGAGGGATACGTATCGGACAGGGCAAAAACCGAATGTCGCTTGGATTCGAGCGGCCAAAGCTGGGTCGTACATCTTTTTGTACTGTTCGTTGGCGTGGCGCATCATCACATCGAACGAATTGTTCTGGAATATGGCCTTGGACTCACGTTTTTGTTTGGCAGCCTGAAGCCTTTGCATCACAAGCGTGGCAATTTCGTCGGCAGCTGCTTCTAAATTCATGCGCGGGGTCCTATATCAGCCCCACATGGAGCCTGTTTGTTTGGTTTGTCGTCGCATTATATCAGACACGCGCGGGTAGGTGCTGCCGTGCTGCAGGATCTCTGGCATTTGTGGGCGTGCAAAGCCAACATCTCGGGCTTTGGCGCACGCGTAGGTCATCAGGGCATCACAACAATGGCTTGCCCAGTTATGCACAGGCTTGTTGGATGCAACTTTTCGCACTTCGTCATACTCATAGTGGTATTCTTCAAAACATTCCAGCGCTCGCTCGCATACTGGGTCGCCTGAATCCAGATCCGGTGTGCTGTTGATCACCATTCTGTTGATAAGCTGTGAACCAAGCGATAGCTGATCGTCTTTTGGTGTGTTACTTACCCGTTTAAAGTTAAGCCCTAGGCGTGCGGCCTGCTCCAGACGGCTTGTGCCCGCGCCCCATTCACGGTTCTGAATGTCATGCGGCCCCCAGTGCTCTCCATAGTAATAGCCTTTATCTGCTACATACTTGGCGTAATGCTCTAGTCCTTTTTCCGTGGATTCGTATGCGTCGATGAGGCGTGTCTCGGTGCCGACGTTCTGCCAGAACAAGATCACTGTTGCGTCCCTGACACCCAAGTCCCAGCTTGTGTCCACTGGGTAGCGTGGGTCGTAACCGCATGCACCGTAGCGCCCTTCTTTCTTGAGCTTGGCCAACTCCGCTGTCCACACACCGCCGATGCGAGCGGCCTCGAACGAGCACAGATACTCTTGCTCGAACAGCGCATTGCCCATGGCTACACCATGCTCTTGAATGTACTCGTGCCGCTCTTGCTTGAGCTGAGGCTGCGTAAACACACCGGTGTCGTTGGCGCTGAGCGTAGTGATGAACGAGTTGGGGTTATGGCGGTGAGCCTCCATCAACTTGTAAAAACTGTTCTTGCCCCGTGGTGAGCTGATGTGCATCGACCAGCCGTTTGTCTCCAACAACATCGGGCGGATAAACGAGAAGGCCGCAGGATTTGAGAGCGCTGCCTCGGACGCCACGTAGCCGACAATACCCGCACCCACCAGTGAGTCAGGTTGGTCGCTACCTACGAGCTGGATGGTCGAGCCGTTGACCAGCTCGACTAGCATTGACTTGTCATCCTTCTTGCGGATGATCTGGGGCGGCACTGCGTCGTCAATACGTGTGCGTCCGGTGCGGGCGTTGATACCGGCCCACAAAGCCTTACGCGCCTGGCTGTATTGCGGCAGGGCGTACAGGTACGAACCAGTGCGTTGCATAGCCGCAATCGTTGTGGCCTGCAGCGCTAGCTCGTCTTTACCAAACCGGCGATGCGCAGCGCACACAACCGTGTTGATCTTTGGATTCATCATCGCGTTCCACGTAGGCATCTGGTCTGCGCGAGGCTTCCAGTTGTACGCGGGTAGCGCTACTACTTTGCTCAACTAAGTGTCTTCCAAATAACAAGCCCTACCATAATGTCGTTAAGCGCGACAATGGCGACGAGCTGCGGGGACCAGGTACATAGGCCGAAGGCGATGCCTACTGTGTACACGGCCATGGTCACGCCGAACATGCCAGAGGCCAGGAGTATACACAGGAGTAAACGCACTACGCTATCCATCAGCAGCACACCGTGATTGGTGTTGTGTTTGTGCGCTCTGTAGCCTTGTACTCGGAGACGTTGGCCATTGGCGCGCAGGCGTCAATGAACACGCGGCTATTGAAGCAGCAGCATGTGGGTGTGCCAACCGTTAGCTGCCAGATCCCGCGTGTTGGGAACGGTGCGGGGATCGTCACCTGCAGCTGTCCAGAGGCGAGGAGGGTGGTGGTCAGCTGCACTGTCGGCAGGTCGTGCCGTGACAGGCGCGCAGTGAACGCGGGGCTTGTAGCGCTTGAGCTTGGGGCGCAAGGACTTGGGCTTAACAGGAAAGTGGGGTCCGTACACGGAGATATTGTTTTCATAGTACCGCCGATTTTATCACATCAGCGATCCATGCCAGCGCCCAGCCAATACCCCAGAAGATGTAGGCCATTAGGGTAGCAACGAACGCTGCTTTCCCTAACCCCATCTTTTCGGAGTCGGTTCTAACATCCTCCACCAAACAAATAACAATAGCTATGCACCAGAGCGCGAAGCCAATACCAAATGCGATCATATTTAATACCTCGGATAGTCTAAACCCCGCTTCACCTCTTCCGGTGGTCTACGGGACTTGATGTGGGAAACGTCAGACCGTAACCAGCGCTTTAGTAGCTTAGTGGCTACGATCCATCCGGCCAGTGGCGGTGTCTTGGGTGGGCGTTTTACAGGCATAGTCCAGTGATGAAAGCTAAGATGATAGACGCTGCAATGCGAGCACCTGTGCAGCAGTAGCAGTTCGTGGTATGCAACCGTTGGATTGCAGTGAGCAACGCATGGCCGGGGAGAACTGTGTCGCTGTCACAAGGATTTAATTTGTACAATTTATATTTTTCGTAGAAACTCAGGACCATTTTCCATCCTTAAAATCTTGAGGTGTTACGAACAGATGTCGGTTCTGTGATATGAACCGTGAGGTCTGCTCTTTGGCGGAACTAGCACAGTTGCATTTCGCGGTTAGGATCGTTGGCTGCCCGCCCGGGGGGTTAGTCTTGCGGTAAACGATCATGTTTTGCGCGATTACGATGTCTGCCGGGATTGTCATTCTTTGTACCTACATGGTGTTGGGTTGGTGTCGAAGCGTTTGGCCTTGATCTCGGTGTGCCCGTTGTAGAGCGCGTGCATGATGCGATGGCGTCCGTCCATGATCTCTCCATCTTCGTCGAGGATGATGGGGTACGCCATGTCCGCATCGACGACTTGCCGGAAGTGGGTGATCATCTCCCGCATATTACAGTCGTACCGGGTGGGGCTGAGATCCATGCCGTTTAGCGGGATGGTGATCGTTGGTAGGTTGGCCGATAGCTGGACTAGGCGAGGTACGCTCCACACCGAACTGCCTAGGTTGCACTCCTGCTGATCGAAAGGGGGTGCTGGTGGTATTAGCATTATTCTAAATCACTTATGTATGTTGCTGTGGTATCGACGACCAAGGCGGGGGCGTCGGGCTGGAAGGTGTTGATCTGGATCGTGATGGCTGGTGGCGTTACGTCCTTGGCCTTGGCGAAGTCGGGGTTGCGCACCTCTGCTAGCTTTAGGAGTAGGGTGTCTGAGTATTGCTTTTCGGTGGCAATCCACTCGCCCTTGTAGTAGATGTCTTTGTCGATGCCGGTGATGGCCCGCCGTGTGATTTCCGCTTCGATCATGTCTGCCCATTGAGCGGCTGCCTCTTGCACGTTGATCTGGAACTGCTCGGCGTCCGCTGTTTGGGCCTGGCAATACTTCTCGATCTGGCCTTTCGTGACCCCCGCCGCCTGTGCCGCTTTGGTGAACAGCCCATGGGTACGGTAGGCCTGCAGGAACAAGTCCTGCTGGCTTGGGGTGATTGCTTGGAGAGATACGTCGCGGGTCATTGCAGTGTGGTAGACGGCAGATGGAGGTCGTGTATCGCAGGTAAGTTACCGATCATTTCGATCTCCTCCGTATCCGCCGGAATGATCCCGTTACCTGTGGCAAAGGCAAACTCTTCGGGAGTGAGTGCGAAGCGCAAGCTCATGGTTACGGACCCGTCAGCATTGCTGGCCGGTGTTGAATAAAGGCGGAGGTCGTGGGGGAGTGACATGGTTGCGATTATACACGAGGCCATAAAACCCTATTGGGTGAAAGGGTATGTATAGTTTTGGATAGTGTCTTTTAGCCTCTAGCAGTCGTGTTTATTGCTTTGGTTGCTATTAAATTGATAGCAACTTCTGGATCATGGCCTTTGGCCCCGCCTGTCCAGGACTGTGGCTTTTGTACAACAGGTGGTAGGGGTCTAGCAGTCGTGTTTATTGCTTAGTATGCTATTAAATTGATAGCAACTTCTGGATCAAGGCCTTTGGCCCCGCGCCACCAGGACTAGGGTAGGAGGAGAGCTGTTCTTTTATTCACACATACACGCGCGCATAGTGCGGCGTGGGGGGTGCATTTCACTCGCTAGGCGCTAGGCGCTAGGCGCGGGGGGTCTCGAAACCGTTACAACAATCCACCAGCTCGAAACCGTTACAAACTGTTACAACTATCCACAAGCCACACGCTTAAATCTCACGTATAGTAGAGGGCATCACTAACCAACTGGAGCTAAAACATTATGATTATTTTCCGCAAGTCAACCAATACCAATAGCTTCGGGCTACGTGGCTACTGGGCGCACGACAAAGCTACGCTTAGCCTATGGTCATTTGCTACTAGCAACGACCTTGCTATCGGTGATGATGTGAACCCGCGTGACTACGAGCTGCCGCGCGTAGAGGTACAGTTTCAAACTGTTACACATTTCGACGGATTTTTAAACGTTATTGCCTCATAATAGAGGACTCACAACAGGAGCTTAATATGATTTACATCAACATGGAAACCAACAATGTACCAGCTGCATTGACCGAGCTAAAAGCCATTGGCTTCACGTTCATTACCAGTCGTGAAGCACAGCCATGGGACGGCAGGCCGCCGGAGACACTGATTATTGCCAGCATCCCTGACTGGTCGATTCATACCGAGCGCGCATTGCGTCGCATTGCAGCGAACCACGACCAAGATTGCATTGCTGTGCGTTTTTCGCATGGTGTTGGTAAGACCGTAGGTGCCAAGCCAGTGGTTTACAGCGAAGATTTTTTCTCAACTAAATAGGAGCATACTATGCATGGCTTAAATACTATATATTCACTGAATGAAGAGGCTGCGCGTTTCGAGTACGACCGCAAGCTGAAGGATTTAAAAAACAAGGGTTTGATTGTCGTATGGAAGCAGGACGACTTAGGGCTGTGTGACATCACCGCCCCACCCTTGGGCTTTGAGACTGTGGCTTTGGCACAACAGTCCGTGTTAGGGAAGGAGGGCAACTGGCAAATATTGAAATAACTGTTGTATTTTAGATACAAGCCCCACGCTTTTTGATTAAGGCGTGGGGCTTTTGCTTTAAATAAAAATAAAACAAAAAGATATATTGGTAATCAGCCCCAATCCTATCGTAAAAAGTGCTATTTTATATTCTATTATTTTCTCGCGTGTAATAAGATAATATAAGGTCTGTAATGAAAGCCTTTGAACAAACTCCAATATATCTTTTTGTTTTATTTTTCTTTTGTGGTATACTATGAACTCATAAATCCAAAGGCTTAAAGCATGAATCTCCCTTCTTATCTCAAATTGACAGAATCCGAACGCGCCTTCGAGTTAAAGCGCCGACAGTTAAAAGCCGCCTTGTCAGAGGCCACCGCCGCGACCAAGAGACGGACATCACCCACAAAACCCGTGGATATGCTGACACCCACCCAACTAAGGCAATTCGAGAAGTTGACCGCAGGACGAACACTCACTATGCCCGACGTTCACAATATAAAGTCATATGGTAAGTTCAAAGAACAACGGGCAGAGTGTCAGCGCCGATTCGACCTGAATCAAAAATACTATGCTGACACCCTAGCGGCTCAACACCAGCGCCAAGAGCTGCAGCGAGCAGAACAGGCAGCACGCCAAGCATACGCCGACCACCTAAACACAGCACCAGCGAGCGACCTCGAATGAGCGTACGCCAAGAGTTAGCAGTCCTAATACACTGCCGCCCTACGCATAGAGCGCATCAAGGCGGACTTCGCCGCACTCACACCGCGAGCCAAGGCGGAATTGTTACAAACGCTTACACTTTCCGCTAACCAAACGGAATAAATCCACAGTAAACTATCAACACCAACATAGGAGAATTTCATGTACCAAGGTCACTTGCCCAACGCGTCACCCATCCAACGCCACAGCGTTGACGACAGCGTTTTCCCATACGTAATAATCTACCGTGCCCCCGTCTCGAACGCGTGGTTCATACGGACACCGAGCGGGACGGTGCTACCAACACCCTACGACACACACCAGCAGGCTGAGGCCGCTATTAAAACGCTCAAGTACGCAGCCTTGAACGACAGCGGCAGCAACACAGAGTTAATAAGGCGCGTTAACGCAGCAATCAAGGAAGCACAATGATAACCACACTTAACCAAATCCGTTCGCACTCACCCTGCATAGAGGGCTGGACTAAGCTCTTAAAGCACCTAGGCAAGGCCACAGCCGATGACGAACCACTCAGCCTTCTGACCGTTCTCAACAGTAACGGCTTGGACGATGCAATCTGGTGCTTACGCACCGAGGCCACGCCTGAGCGCATCCAGCGCTTCGCCTTGGCCGTGGCCAGACGTGTTGAGCACCTGCACCCGCAGACCAAGGCCACACTAGACATCGTGGAGCGTTACCTAAGAGG